ACCCGGCAGGTGGCGGCGGCGGTGAAGCGCTGGTCGGAGGAGCCGCCGCCGGGCCAGGCGGGGCGGGTGGATCACGCGACGCTGTACCTGCCGAACCAGACGGTCTGGTACGTGAAGGACGGCGGCCGGTGGCTGGTCGACGACGACGCCGGCGGCATCGACGAGCACGAGCTGGGCATGGTGCCGGTGGTGCCGCTGGTGAACCGGCCCCGCATCAAGCGGCCGAGCGGCACCAGCGAGTTGGCGGACGTGATCCCGCTGTCGGACGCCGCCTGCAAGATCGCCACGGACATGATGGTCAGTGCGGAGTTCCACGCGATGCCGCGCCGGTACGCGCTGGGTTTCGGCCCGGAGGACTTCCAGGACCAGGACGGCAACCCGGTCAGCACCTGGTCGAAGATCGCGGGCCGCATCTGGGCGACGGAGAAGTCCAGCCAGGACGGCGCTGCGGTCGGCCAGTTCCCCGAGGCGAACCTCTCGAACTTCCACGCGACCCTCAACCAGCTGGCGAAGCTGGTCAGCTCGCTGACCGGGCTGCCGCCGCAGTTCCTGGGCGAGGCCACACAGAACCCGCCGTCGGCGGACGCGATCCGCTCGTCGGAGACGCGGCTGGTGAAGCGGGCGGAGCGCCGGCAGCGACAGTTCGGCGGCTCGTGGGAGCGCACGCAGCGGCTGGTGTACCGCGTCGCGACCGGTGAGTGGAATCCGAAGTTGATACGGCTGGAGACGCTGTGGCGCGACGCGTCGACGCCGACGGTGGCGCAGGCTACGGACGCGGCGATGAAGCGCTACCAGGGCGGTGTGGTGCCGCTGCGCCAGACCCGCCGGGACCTGGGCTACACCGACGTGCAGATCACGCAGATGGAGGGCGAGGACGCCGAGCAGGTGGCGCGCGACGCGGCGATGATGAAGATGGCGCCGCCGGACAGTGTGCAGACCAGCTTGAACGAGCGGATCGTGGTGCCGCCGGTGGGTGGCGATGTCCCTGCCGCGTGAGGTGCAGGCCTTGGCGCTGGCCCGCCGGGACACCCAGCAGCGCCTTGCCGCCGGCACGGTCGCGGTGGGCCGGCAGCGGTGGGGGCGGCTGGACCCGGTGAACCTGCGCGGGTCGTGGGTGGCGCTGGTCGCGCCGATGTTGATGTCGCTGGTGACCGCGGCGCAGCAGCAGGCGGCGGCCGGCGCGCAACCGTACGTGACCGATGTGCTGGCCGCGCAGGGAGCCGGGTCGGACCTGGCCGGAAGCGTGGCGGTGTCGGCGTTCGTGGGGGTCGCTTCCGACGGGCGAGCGTTGCAGGGCCTGCTGTCCGGTCCGCTGTACGAGACGCTCCGCCTGATCGGGCAGGGCCTGGGCATCGATCAGGCGCTAACCCGGGGCCGGTCGATGCTGGACCGCGTCCTCGCCACACAGGTGCAGGACGCGGCGCGGGTGTCGGTGGGGGTCGGGCAGGTCGCGAACCGGTCGGTGAAGTGCTGGACGCGCCAGACGGTCCCGCCGTCCTGTTCACGGTGCATCATCTTGGCCGGCCGGGTCTCGCACGTGCAGACCGCGTTCGACCGGCATCCGTTCTGCGACTGCGTGAACGTCCCGTCTGCCGAGATCATCGAGCCCGAGAGCCCCCGCCGGCTGTTCGACCGGATGAGCGACCGGCAGCTGCGGGAGGCCGGCTGGACGGACGCGGATGTCGCGGCGATCCGGGACGGCGGCGACATCTACCAGGTGACCAACGCGCACCGGGAGCTGCGGACTGTGACCTTCGCCGGGCAGCAGGTGCAGACCACCACGGTTGGTACGACCCGCTACGGGTTGGCTGGCCGGCGGCTCGGCTCGGTCCGCGGGCAGACCCCGGCGCGGCTCACCCCCGAGGCGATCTACCAGCTGGCCGGCAGCCGCGACGAGGCCATCGAGATGCTGCGCCGCTACGGCTACATCCTTTGAGCTTCCCGGGCCGCAAGGGCACCGGGATCAGTCCCGCAACGGGAGACGCACACTATGACCATCCGCAAGCCGTGGCTGCGCCACGCGTTCACGTTCGACCTGGGCCGCCACGAAGGCGACCCGAACCCGCCGGCCGACCCGCCGGCTGATCCACCCGCCGACCCGCCGGCCGACGACCCAACCGACGACCCCGACGACGACGGCGCCGACCAGCTCGGCGACGCCGGCAAGCAGGCCATCGCCCGCATGAAGGCTGAGCGCAACGCCAGCAAACGAGAAGCCGCCGCCGCGAAGAAGGACCTGGCCGCCGCGCAGAAGCGGCTCCAGGAGCGTGACGACGCCGAGAAGACCGAGGCGCAGAAGCTTGCCGACCGGGTGACCGCCGCCGAGCAGCGCGCCCAGCAGGCCACCGAGCGGGCGGTGCTCGCCGAGGTGCGTGCCTCCGCCGCCGACGCGTTCACCGATCCGTCCGACGCGGCAGAGATGCTGGCCCGCGACCCGGCGAAGTTCATCGGCGACGACGGATCGATCGACTCCGACGCCATCCAGTCGGCGCTGGAGGAGCTGCTGGAGCGCAAGCCGCACTGGCGCAAGGCCAAGGCGGACCCGGCGCCTGCGAGGAAGCCGGCGCCGAAGCCGGACCCGTCGCAGGGCGGGGGCCGCGGTGAGGCACCGCCGGTCGACTTCCGCACCGCCACCAAGGAAGAGCGGGACGCCGAGCTGGCCAAGTCCGGCTACCGGATGCGCTCGTGATCGTGGTCCGCGCCCACCTGGGCGACGGGCACACCTCGATCGAGGTGGACGGCCACGAGGAGCACGCGGAGCAAGGCCGGGTCTGCGCGGCGGTGTCAGCCATCATCCAGACCGCGCTGCTCGGGTTGCAGGCGGTCGCCGATCAGCACCCGGACCTCGTGTCCATCCACATCAACGAGCAGGAGTAGCTCATGAAGACCTCGACCGTCGTCCGGCCCCGGCCGGCCTGGTTCCGGCTCGACCGCCACGACGTGCGGTCGACGGTGCCGGCCGCGATCCGGGCCATGATGCAGAACGGCATCCTCGACCGGGTGTTCCAGGACGCGCTGCGCCCCGAGTTCATCTTCCCGGCGATCGCCGACGCGATGCCGTGGCAGGGCGGCCTCGGCGACACGAAGACGTTCACCCGCAAGGGCCTGCTGTCGCCGGTCACCACCCCCATCACCGGTTCCGACCCGTCCGCCGCGACGTACGGGATCGAGCAGTGGTCGGTGACGATGGACCAGTACGGCAACTCCGAGGACACCAACATGCTCACCAGCGCGATGTCGCTGGCCAGCAAGTTCCTCGCGGACGTCGAGACGCTGGGCATCAACGCCGGGCAGTCGCTGAACCAGATCGCCCGCAACCGGCTGTACGCCGCGTACGCGGGCGGCCGGACCTGGGTCACCACGGCCGGCAGCTCCGACACCAGCATGATCGTCAGCTCGGTGGCCGGGTTCACCACCGTGCTGGTCAACGGCGTGCCGACCCCGGTGTCCGCGTCGAACCCGCTGACCGTGTCGATCGCCGGTGTGGCGAACACCGTCACCGGCGTCAACACCGGCACCAACACCCTGACGCTGGGTACCGCCCGCGTCGACGTGGTCGGCGACTACGTGATCGCCGCGAACGCCCCGGCGTCGATCCGGCCGGGCACCACCAACACCGCCTTCGACCTGACCACCTCCAACGTGATCACGTTCAAGATGTTCCGGGCGGCGGTGGCGCGGCTGCGCAAGATGAACGTGCCGACCCTCGGCGGCTACTACGTCGCGCACATCGACGCGGACACCGAGACGGAGCTGTTCGACGACGCCGACTTCAAGCAGGCCCTGCAGGGCCGCGTCGACAGCCCCATCTACCGGGACCTGTCCATCGGTCGGTTCGGTGGCATCGACTGGGTCCGCAACATCGAGGCACCCACCATCCTCGGCGGCTCCGCCGGCAACGTCACCGTGCACCGGCCGATCGTGGTCGGCGGCGGGGTGCTGGTCGCCGCGCCGTTCGAGAACATGGGCAGCCTGCTCGCCGGCTCCGGCGTGGAGGACGTCCCCGACATCGCGATGGTGAACGTGGCGCCGGGCATCGAGGTCGCCCGGATCGTCCGGCCGCCGCAGGACCGCCTCCAGCAGACCCTGGCCACCACCTGGTCGTGGGTCGGCGACTTCGGCATCCCCAGCGACTCGCAGACCGGCGACGCGTCGATCTTCAAGCGCGCCGTGGTGCTGGAGCACGCGTAACCGACACGCAGCGGCCGGCCGCTTCCGGTGGCCGGCCGCCCACCCTGTGAGGAGGGATGCACGATGCTGCGTGTCCGCGTCACCGAGAACATGTCGGTGTACTGGAACTACCAGCCGATATCGCTGGCTGAGGGTGAGGAGGTGTCGGGGGAGGCCGCGATCTACCTGGCCCGCACCGGCGCCCCCGTCGAGATCATCGAGGGTGAGCTGCCCGACGAGCCGGCCACGCTGGACGTCGAGGGCGGGGAGCCGACCGGCGGGCCGCATCTGCTGCCCGGCAACACCATCGCCGAGGTGATGTCCTGGGTGAACGATGACCCGGACCGGGCCCGGCAGGTCCTGGAGGTCGAGCTGGCTCGGGAGAAGCCGCGCGCGACGCTGGTCGCCAAGCTGGAGCCGCTCGCCGACAAGACCGACGAGCCCCCGGCCGGCAGCGAGCCGGGTGCCGGCGGCGGCGGGTCGGGCGGGGAGTAGCCGGTGGCCGCGCTGGCGACCGTCGCGCAGCTCGCCGCGCGCCTCCAGAAGCCCCCGGGCAGCCTCGACGACGACCCGTCGGCGGCCCTGGCGCTGGACAACGCGTCGGGGCTGGTACGGGCGCTGTCCCGCCAGGAGCTCGACTTCGTGTCACAGGAGACGACGATCATGACCGGCGGCGAGCGGATCCTGGCGCTGCCGCAACGCCCGGTCGTGGTCGACGGCGGCAACCCGCTCACCGTGGTCGAGCTGGGCGACTACGGCGGCATCGACTTCACGATGCTGGAGGGCCGCGACTTCGTGCGCACCGGCGACCAGCTCAAGCGCGGCTACCCGTGGTGGTACAACACCTCGACGCGGCTGATGGGCTGGCCGTGGCGCCGGCCGCTGGGGGTGTGGGCGCCGCGGGTGCGGGTCACCTACTCGCACGGCTACGCCACGATCCCGGACGTGGTGGTCGGCTTCGTGCTGTCCGCCGCGGCGACCCTGTACACCAACCCCGGGCTGCTGCGCTCGTTCAGCATCGACGACTACTCCGAGACGTACGCGACGGAGACGCTCGGCATGGACGTCGCCTCGCTGCGCCGGTCCCTGTCGGTGGCCGGGGTGCGGCGCGGCTCGTTCTCGGTGAGGCCGGCGTGAACCCGGCACTGGCCGCCGCCGCGGGGCAGGCCGCCGCGGCGCGGCTGATGACCGACACCTGCCGGATCTACGATCTCGACCGCGACCACCCGACTTCGGGCGCCGGCGGCCGGGACGTCTACGCCGAGGTCGACGTCTACAGCGGAC